GAAAAACAAGTTAAAGAGCTTTTAGAAACTCAAAGGGGTAATTGTTACGTTGCAGTTTTAAATGAAACTAAAAACGAAGAAATTGCAGGAATGGCTATGTTAGCACCGATTCCAGCCGGAGAGCAGTTCGACCAAATGTATGGTATCGACGTTACTGAATTAATTCATGAAGATTTAGCAGACAAAGAATTGCAAGAGAATTATAACAGTTTTAAAAGATCAAAGGAATCTGCAAAAACTTCTTACAATGCATTAGTACCGAAATTGAATTCATATATCGATAGGATAGTTAATTTAAAAGAATTGATAGTTTCATTGTCAATACAAGGACTCTCAACTGAAACTGCTGTAAAAAGACTTGCAAAATTAGATGATAATTTTACTAAACTTTCAAAAAGAGCAGATTTCTATAAAACTGAAATGGACAAGCAAGATCTTTTAATTAAAAAATATGAAGATTGGAACGAGCGTAAATTGTTTATGCATTGGAAATATCTGTCATTATTAAAAGCAATCGATGAACCATGGTTAGATTGGAAGCAAGGATATAAAGACACAATACTTTAAACTTTTTAAAGGTTTAAGGTATAATAAAAGAATCTACTACAAAACGACACGTGAAATTAATATCGACTTGTACTGTCTGGATGGTCAGACTAGGTTTAAGGTTTCGGTTCCTATGTATAAACCGGCAGGTAGTGTGCTAAAAGCTCACACAAAACAATTAACCTTGTAGTCGATAATTGTTAATAGGTTAAACATTGAATACCTTTGTAAACTAATAGGCTGAGACCTGTTTACATAAAGATACTATCAGTAATGGTAGATGTGTTGTTCCCTTGAGAAAGGAATACGTCTCAGAGTGCTAAGAGGTTGAAAACACTACAACACAAATGAGTTCTCAGCTTGACCCTACTCTTATATGGGCGTAAACAGTAAGAAATAGTCATATAAGAAAGAGGGTGCTAAACAATTTACTAATGCTTGCTGTTAATTGAGAGGTAGAGTGTATTAATTTCCGAAAAAGGGTTTACAGTAGGAAGGCGTCACTTATTGCACTCAATCAGAAACCCTGCTCATGTATAAGCTCCGTAACTGATAACTCGGTAAGCTACATGAAAGACCCAGATTAGTAAATTGAAGTCAGGTGGCGGAATAGTTAGGAATATTAAAGGTCCTTTCATGGTAGACGCGGTTGGGTCCGAAAGGTTAGCACCCAATGACTGTAGGCGAAACTCTGAATGTTAACACAAAGAGGAGTATAATTACAATACAGGTTCGAGTCCTGTCCTGACTACAAAATCATTCCAATTGGTACACGAGAGATAAAACGGTCGAGTTCAAATCTTCTTTGGGGCCTTACGAACTGAAAATGGCATTCTAGGAAGTTCAAGGATTAGAACCTTGGTGATTTAAAAAAATAGTCAGGTGGCGGAATGGGAAACGTAGAGATGTTGAAGTTTAGGTATTAATATGATTAAATTCAGAAACTGGACCTAATGCTCTGAACAGGTTCGAATCCTGTTCTGACTACTCTACTTAAACTAGTTTATGAACAGTCTTGAGTGTGTGATGCTCTCATTAGAAAGGAAGTCAAGTAATACGTAATGGCAAAATGGTTATGTCATCCTTAATGGTTGTATCGTTGCAGGTTCGAATCCTGCCTTGACTGCTAAAATATTTTAAAAATAAAGACTTAAATATTTTTTTATGTCAATTATTTGTTGTATATTAGCCTTATAATTAAAAACAAATAAACTATGAAGATAGTAGTTAACCCAGGACAAAGAGTCTTTTTTACCTCAGATACGCATTACAACCATACAAATATTTGTAGAGGAGTTTCTAAATGGGATGGAGCCCGAGGCACTAGAGATTATGAATCATTAAATCAAATGAATATCGACTTACAAGACAACATTAACATGTTAGTTATGGAAGATGATATTTTAATTCACTTAGGTGACTGGTCTTTTGGAGGCTTTGACCGTATTGCAGAATTCAGAAACAAATTAAACTGTAAAAACATTCATTTATTCTTAGGAAACCATGATCATCATATTCTTAACAATAAAGATAATGTTCAAGATCTTTTTGCCTCAGTAAATGAACAAAGAATGGTGACAATTGTAATACAGCCAACTACCAAAGGTGAAGCAGCCAAAAAATACAGATTCGTCATGAGTCATTATCCTTTGGCTTCTTGGCAAGATATGGGTCAAGGCGTAATGCACGTTCATGGCCACATTCACACGCCACACCAATTTAAAGTTGGGCCTGGTAGAATGATGGATGTTGGAATTGATGGAAGCCCTGATTTTCAGCCTTACACTATTGATCAAGTTTTGAAACTAATTGCAGATAGACCAATACAATCTTTATTAAAACACAAGTTTGATCATCATAATGATGCAGCGACTTGTTAATACGATATTATGAAAAAACTATTTATAGTAAGAGGATTACCAGGCTCTGGCAAATCTACATTTGCTAAAGCCTTAGTTAAGCATGACTTTTTAGTTTGTGAAGCTGATAAATATTTTATAGTTAACGGAGAATATAAATTTGATGCTTCTAAATTAAAAATCGCACATGAATCTTGTAGAAATCTAGTAGAAACTTACATGAAAGATTCTTCGGTTAACGATCAATTTTATCGCGAAATTGCAGTATCAAATACATTTACACAAGAATGGGAAATGCAAGTTTATTTAGACCTGGCTAAACAATATAATTATATGGTTTTTACTATAATTGTAGAAAATAGACACGAAGGTGTTAATCAACATGGTGTCCCAGACGACAAATTAAAACAAATGAAAAATAGATTTGAAATAAAATTATAATAATTAATAACATAGACACATGGTAGTTAAACTTAATAATGGACAAGAATGCAACGTTTCTTTTGCAAATAATTTTGCAAAATTTACAAACTGGACAAATCAAAAACTACTAGTAGAATGGTATAAAAACGAAGAATTTTACGGAAGCATGGAAATACCATCAAATTCTTGGGGAGCTATGCCCATGGAAGAAATAGATGTTTGGAAAATTAATATCCCCGAAGAACTGTCATATACAAATATTTTAGAAAATAAAGACGTTTTAATTAACGCAACTTTAGAATCTAAAAATTCTATTTTAGAATTAGAAAAATTTTGTAAAAAAGCAAGAAGCAAATACGAATGTAATATTCACGTATATATTAAAAACAGTCATTTATTAAAACTTAAGCCGCTGAGCTATCAAACTCTTAAATTAAATTATCCAATTCAACAAATGGCATTGGGTTTAAATAAAACATTCTAATATGGACAATCTAGTACAAATTTATAAGAACTTTATACCCAAAGAATATTGCAATAAAATTATTGCAGCCTTTGAAAAAGATCCAAATACACAAGATGGTATATCAGGCGGAGGTATAAATCATAATATTAAAAAATCAACAGATTTAATGATAGCTTCCAGACTAGATTCTATAGAATGGAAAGAAATTTATGACTATTTAAATGAAGCCCTTTTACATGTGTTAGTAGATTACGTTGGTAAATTTCCAATGCTTTCAAGAACTACTAAACACGATACCGAAATGTCTTTAGTTAGAACGGTTAATTCAAAAATGGCAAACATTTCTAACGGATATCCACACATACAAATGCAAAGATATATCGGTGGAGAGGGTTTTTATGCATGGCATCGAGAAAATTATGGAGATACGCCAACGATGGCAAAGCGAGAAATGTTTTACATAATCTATCTAAATGACGTTGACGCAGCTGGTGAAACTGAATTTTTATTCAACCCACAAAAAGTAAAACCGGAAACCGGCTCAATTATTTTAGCACCTGCATTTTGGACACACACACATCGTGGAAATCCTCTTTCTAATCCACACGCTAGAAAATATATTATTACAGGTTGGATTGAATTTGTAGAAAACACAAATGTCAATTATGATTTTTTAGAAGACTACACTATTTAAAAATAAATGCTTAGATATTTTTTTATCTCATTTATTTTTGGTATATTTACATATAATTAAAGAAGATGAATAAGAAAATATTAGACAAGTACGTAGAAGAAGGTTGGGTGATTAAACAAAGTCACCCAACTTTACCATTAAGCATATACAATTACTCACAAGCCGCCCAATATGAAAAGAAATGGGATGAAATTACTTTGGCTTGTAGAGGTTTAATCGTCGATGATTCAACTGGCGAGGTTATCATTAAATCATTTCCTAAATTTTTTAATTATGAAGAAGTAGCTGAGGATATTCCTTGGACTTCTTCTGATTATGTCTATGTGCAAGAGAAAATGGACGGTTCATTAGGTATCTTATTTAATTATAAAGGTGAATGGATCATGGCAACTAGAGGTTCTTTTAAATCTGTACAGGCTATCAAAGGTCTTGAAATGGTCAAAGCTAGATATAATGATTTAAGATCATTTGAACCAGCTATTGCTTATTTGTGTGAGATCATTTACAATGAAAATAGAATTGTTGTTAAGTA